GAACAATCGTTCTCTTTTTTGTGGTGCGCCAACGGCTGCGGCTGGTAACACTTGCCATTCCGCATTAAACCCGATTTTGGCCAAGTCTCGCAAAACGGTTCCGAACCCCATAGACAAATGGCCTCTGACGTTTTCCATGATTGCGTATCGTGGTCGTAAATTGCAAATGGCGTCAAACATGACGGGCCACAAATGTCGTGGGTCTTGTTCTCCTTGTCGCTTACCGGCGTTACTAAATGGCTGGCAGGGGTACCCACCGCAAATAACGTCAGGTTGCTCGACGTGTTGCCATTCAATGTTTCTAATATCTCCATAATTCACTACTCCCGGCCAATGTTTTTTTAATATTTTGCAACAAAACGGATCAATTTCGGATTGCCAAATTACTCGCATACCTGCACGTTCTAAACCTAGGTCTAAACCGCCTATTCCTGAGAACAAAGAACCAACCGTTAACGTCATTTTAAGATTGCGGCCCGATTTCGCAAGCCAATTTAAAAGCGTGCTTGCTTAGCCGTTTCGTTGTCCACCGCATATGTTCCACAGCTTTTGGCACATACCAGCTCTCTAACTCCATGCCGTGTAGCTCTTTTAACAATGCGGCAGATTTAGCCACTACAAGTAGCGTGGCGTCAAGCTCTGCGATCAGCTCTAGTTTGCTTCTTTCGCTCATTTGCCCTCAGCTTTCAAAACAATGACCATAACCAATGCGGCTAACAGGATTAGAGGCCATGCGTATTCGCGTTTCATTGCAACGCCTTTATAAGCGCTGACGCTTCCGGGGCTGTCAATTTGCTGACGCTCACAGCTTTACCTAGCGTGGTTTCGATAAATGCGGCTTGTTCCTCTTTGCTTGCGCTGTGCCTATCCAACAGCATTTTTAGGTAGTTCATTTGTTTTGTGGTGGCGCTGCTGTGGTTCATGTCCACCACGGTTGCTAGCACCCGGTCTACTTTTTCCATTTCCTCACGCGACGGGCGTTTAGTGTGATCGCTGCCCGCCAGCCCCGCATTGGCTAACGCTCTGCCTACTGCTGACGTTTCGCAATTCTCAAAATGGCTAGTACGGTTCACATGACCCTCGCCGCGCGTTTCCTCAGCCCAACCGGTAGCCATTAGCGTTGCGTCTACCCACAATTCGGCTCTGAATACACACCGGGTTTCGTTGTAATGCTCTAGGTACGTCAATACCCGTTTTACCCCGTGGTCACCATTGTTAAGCCAACGCGCTAGACGGGCTGCTACAGGTTCGTAATCGTCAAGGTTAAACGCCATAAAGTGACCAAACCGTAAGACGTTGTGCGTGATCATGGGCGCCACCGCGGTTGGCATGGCTTATCTGTCTGGTGTTTTGAATAAGCTTGCGGCGTACAGCTGCGTTAAGTCTGCCTGCCAAACCTTTTGTGACCGGGAACCCTGCGCCTAGCTCTGCCCAAATGTCATCAGCCGTAAAATACTGTTGACGGTGAGCTACGCGGCTAATGGCTGCGTCTACCTGTTTTTGCTGTTCCGGTGTCCATTTGACCTGTGCAACACGGTTGCTAATTTGCATTGCTACTTGGAATGGTGACGGTTGGGGCTGTGCGATTTCCTCGCGGCGTGTACCCAAACCAATGACCGGGCTAAATAGCTCAGGCTGTGTGTTTGTCACAGTACGCCGCCTAATTCCTCAATTGCAAGGGTTAGCACGTCAGCTTCGTGGGCTTGCCCTGATAGTTGAGCGTCAACGCGCATATTTTTGAGCTGGCGTATCAGCCATGTTTCGGTGCGTGTTGCTGATCGTTTGCCAAACGCCTCATCAATTAACGCAAATAGCGCTTGTTGGTTTCGTAACATTGCGTTTTGTAGCGCTATCTCTCTGTCTATTTCAGCCATGATTTGTTTTCTTGTCTCCTCTGTCAGCCCCGGTTCGGGGTATGGGTATTCGTTAGCCATTGAATGTAGCCCAAGCGTGCCACCCGGTTTCGTTAAATACCGCTAGCGCCGCTTTCAGGTTTGCTGTGGCGCTAAATAGGTCATCACACGTTTCGACTATGCCCAGCTGTTGCAGGTAGCCCAGCGGGTAGTAGGTGTTGGGTAGGCACCAAAAGCCGTTTATTTGCATTAGCCCGTAGCTGCCCCCGTTAGGGTCGGCTACGTTGTGCGCCCACGGTTGGCAAGCGCTTTCAGCGTTGGCTATGTCGCGTAACGTGCCTAGCTCTTTGTTGGGCCAGCCCAACGATTCTGCAAGGTTTACTACGTCATCACAGCCAGCAATAGTGCTGATCGTGGTAGTGGTTGCCGGTGGCTCTAGGTTGGCTTGTAAAGCCTCTACGGGCTGTTCTAAGCCCTCATACACGGTGTTTGCGGGGCTAGGGGCAGGCAACGGTTTTGGGCTGTAAAAACCCACGTTTGCCCCTGACACCACAAAAAGCCCCCACAACGCAAAAGCGCCTGCGGCTAATTTGCTCAATAAATACGCCATTAGTTTTCTCCCGTCTGTCGGTACTTTGACCGTACAGGGGCGTTAAACGTTTGTGGTGGATACCCCAAACACTTTAGTAAACGCTTGTTTGACCTGTGCCGGGTCATTTGCCAGCTCTGGGGTTATTTCTACGTGCCACCAATCGCCGCCCGGGGCGCCCGTAAATGTCTTTACCTCAGCTTTACGCCACGCCTTTTTAGGGTCGGCAAACGCTCGATCACAGCGCCACGATCTGCCCCAATCCGCGGGCCAATAATCAATAATGAGCATTATTCCTAATGTCTCCCAATGAGTTATGCAAGCGTTAATGAATTGCAGGCTTTTAGCCCTGCCGTTGGGTACACCTTTTTTGGTGGCTTCTATGCGCCTAAACGATAAATCCATTGCAATACCGCGAGCATGGTTACTGATCTGTCCGGGCTTTCCGCGTATGTCCCGGTTAACAAACGTGCCATTATTCCATAATGCGCCGCCGCTGTAATGTTCAGCCTCTTTTACCCATTGCGTAGTGCCGGGTAGTGCGGCTGTAACTACCGGTGCGCTAGCCGCGGTGTACGGTTTGGGCATTATTCAGGTTTGTTGGGTTTGGCAACAAATAGGCAAGCGGTTTCAGGATTGCCAATACGTGTGCTAATCATTGCCATTACTGCTGATACCACAGGTATTGACAACGCCGTAATTTGCGGGTCTACACCGTACTTGTGGGCAATGTAGCTGCCTAATGCAATTACTGCGCCTTTTAGCGTTTGATCGGCTGTCTGTAATTGCGCGTTTTTATTCATTAGCCAACCAATGCCGCTATTTCCTCATTGGTCAAACCTAATGCAACCAATTTGGCTAAAGCGCGATCACGCGCCTTGATTTGCGTTTCAACGGCAGCGGCAATCTGTATTTGTGTTTTATTGTCGGCTTGCCATTGCTCATATTCCGCGTTGGTCATTTCGCGTACTTCGTCACCAATTTGGATAAGTGGTTTTGTCATGTTTTACCTCACGAATCCGAATAACCGTAAACACGGTAAATGCCGGTAAATGTGCCAGATGCCTTGATCAATGAAAGGCTGTCAATTGCCACCGCTGGTGTTTCGTATTTACGCAATGACAAGGCGCGGCCAACTTGGAGTGAACTATCAAAATAAAACAGATTGCCAAGGAGCAATTTGTCAAGCGTAGTTACTTGTGGCGCGAACACGTCAACAGTCAATGCGTAAAAAGGAAACGTTGCATCAATTCCTCCAACTGCCCACGACGTTTGGGTTGCCTGACCAGCGTTAGAAGCTGTGCCAACTGTGTCACTTCCGGGTGATGCTTGGAAATACAATGCATCGGTTTTATCTGTACCAGATGCTCTAAGCCGCATAGTGATGTTGGCTGTTGTGCTTGCGGCAGTTAGTTGGAACATGACGCGATAATTGCGATACGTGCTTGTAAATGTGCTGTTGGGCAAACTGACGCTAGTCACCGCGGTAAATGCAGCGCCTGTTATGTAGTTAAGTCCGCTGGTCAGCGTTTGTGGGCCAACCGTTGCCCATGCCGCGCCGTCATAATATTGCACAACGTTTGTGGATTCCAAATAGCACAGCTGGCCCTCTGCAAGCGTTTTTTCTCCTGCACCGCCAAAAGCTGCATCACGTTCACTAGTGCCAGCAAACACGGGTACACCGGTGCGGGCGCTTTGATTTTGTTGGTCTGCGGTCAAAACCTGACCCGAAACAAAAGTAGGAACTGTAGTTTGTGCGTTGGCGCCCATATTTTTTTATCCTAACGCATTAAGCGCGTCAATAATGCCATACGTAGGGTCATTAAGTACCAGCTGATAAATAATGGTGGTTGGGGCTGTAAAGAATGTGACCCGGTGACCTGCACCAAAATCTATGGCGTGTTCTACGCCCTCTACGCTCAATTCTTGCCCAAGGCTGGTTACACCGGTACCGGCTTCAAACGTCTTTTCTATGGTGATCGTGTCTCCAATGTCAACAATTGCTACTGCGTCACGTTGGCTGGTAGTCAGGCTGGCAAAATAGGTGCTGACGTCTGTATAGCGGGCTTCAGGCTCACCATTTAGTAGGTATGCGGCTGCGGCGTTTATTTCGCTTTGCGTGTCTAACAGGCTGTTAGTTATTGACGTGGTTTGTATAAAGTATGTGGCAATGCTGGTTAAATCCTCATCAGTAGCCGTTTTGCCGTCTAACCCGGTGACGGTGGCCCGGTTTACTACTTGATCGGCTTCAAACGTTATACCTACGGTGTCATATGGTGTGGCTGTGCCGTCATCAGTAAAGGAAACTACCGACCCGCTGAGCGTTGCCCCTATTCGGTTTTGAAACGTTAATGTGCCGTCGCGTGACATGAATAGGCGCCCGAATTCTGCCGTATCGTTAATTTGTGACAGGTAGCCCAATACGTTTGTGCCTGCGTCTACGTTGTAGTTGCTGTCGTGACCCAAATTGACGGTGCCGGTAGCAATGTTTGTGGGGTCGGTGTAGTCGACCTCTGGCAACGCTAAAACGGTGCTGATTCGTTGCCCGGATAGTTCAGGGGTCGGATTAAATGCGTCTAGGTAGGTTTGCGCCAATAAATAAAATTGATCGGCGCAATACACGCTAACCGTGTTTAAACCGCCCAAAACAAACGCATAATCATAATTGACCACGTAACCCACAAACAGCAATTCAGGTACGTTGCTTGCGTTATAGCGGGTAAATCGTACTTGGCGCATTGGTGCCAAACCCGGTTTACCCTCTGCGGTGTCATAAAACGGGCTGAGCTGGTTAAACGGGTTAAATACGCCCTGTGCGTAAGTGTCATTTAGCGTAAATGTCATTGTGCCAGCGCTGAATTGATCGCCCTGATCTTGGCGCCCGCGCTTTATGTTGACGTTAGTGGTACCGTCTGTAACGTCAGCAAATTCGGTACTACCGTTTAAAACGTCAGTACCGTTTAATAGTGACGCGTCTAAAGTAAATGCGTCTTGTACAAATCCTGTATCGATTTCTAACAGGTAGCTACCGGATTGAATAATGCTGGCAGCCATTACGCGACCTGAATATTGGCGGGGCCTGCACTCCGGTTATAGGCGCGAATTGCGTTTACTACGGCTTGCCCTATTTCGGCGCTGGTTGACAAACCGCCCATTACGTTAACGTTGACGGTCTGATTATTCGTTTGCCTAAATGGTGAGCTGCCGCCAAACCCGGTGGCAGCCATTGTGCCGGGCTGTATTAGCTGCTTAGGTGCGGTGATCGGGGCGCCGCCCGTTATGCGCTCTACTACCTCTCTGACACGTACCGTGATATCTACGGTTCGCCCTAGCTTTTCTGCGATCTTGTCCATACGTGCCATAAGCGCTGGAGTAAGCGCTTTTAGTTGGGCGTCAATACCGTTGACAATGGCGGTGGCGTCATCAATGCCCGCCTGATACCATTTGCCTGCGGCTTGCATACCCACGGCTTCAGCTGCAGCGTTAGCCGCTGCCACCATTTCATTAATGCCGCCCGGCCCCGTAATCAGGTCTGTAGTACCGGCTACCAATTCGGCTGCAATAGCGGCGCCTGCGTCACCGCCAGCTTCCAACACATATTTTAGAGCGTCTTGGCTTAACCCGCGTTGCAACAAAATTTGCAGGTTTGCCGCATACTTTTTAATGCCCTCTACCTGATCTTTCAGGTTTTGCATAAAGGTTTTGCCGTTGTCATCAATGAGCTTGTAGGCGTCACCAAATGACAAAGCCGCCAATACCCCTAATTTCACGGTGTCTTTAAATGCCGTAAATGCGTCTTGGGCGCTCTGCAAATTGGCTTTTGCGGTCTCTAGCGCTGTGGTCAAACCGTCTTTTACTTGTTTGCCAAATTCAATGACCTTTTCGGTGGCGCCACCTGCGCCGCCTACCTTTTCGCTAAATTTGCCGGTCTCGAATGTGGTAATACCGAATGACCGGGCTAAACCCTCTAACCGGTTCGATTGTGTAGTTAGTAAATTTATGTTGCGCGAAAGGCTGGCGTTTAGCTCAACACAACGCCCGTTAATTTCAATGTACGCTTTGCCGCCTGCCCTAATAATGCCATTGTTGGCGGCTTGTGCAGCTGTGGCTTGTGGCAGCTCATTATTGAGCCGTTTCATTTGCACTACGTAGGTAGCCAACGCTGCTGCGCCTGCCGCCACCGTAATTATGCCAATGCCCGTAGCGATCTGTACCGCGGTAAATGACGTAGCCAACGCGAAATTGATACCTTTAGTAATAAGCGCAATAGCGTTGTATGCGGCGTATGCCACTTTTGTTGCGTAAATAATGCCAGCCAATGTGCCAAGCGTTGCCGCCAACGCAACTACCACGCCCGCATTTTTAGCCAAAATATCCACCACGTTAATTAGCACGCCTACCAATTTTTCGGCAACCGGCAACAGCTTTGCCCCTATCGTTTCTTGTAGCTCTCCAAATTGAATAGACAGCGTTTTAAATCTGCCAGCCGTGGTGTTGGCTGCCTCTGCTGCGGCACCGCCCGTAGTTTGTGCCACTTGCTGCATAATCTGATCGAATGACGCGCCGCTAGCGATTGCGTCACGTAATGACGGGTCAAGCTTGGCTAGCCCTTTTGTTTGACCGTTATAGCCCTTGGCTACCGCGTCTACGGCTGTCGCTAAATCGCTATTAGTGGCTACGGCTAGGTCTTGGGCGCGGCGCAACAAGGTTTGCGACGTTTGTAAGTTCCCGGTGGCGTTAACAAGCTGTGCAAGCGCTGGGCGTAGCTCATCATCAGCCATAGCGGTTGCCCGCGACAAGCTGCTAATAAATGCCTCTGTTTCAGCTACTTGAGCTTTTGTAGCCCCGGTCTGGCGTTGCAACACGCCCGCTAGCTGATCTTGCGCCGCTGCGTCTTGTATTGCCGCGTTGGTGGCAAATCCGGCAGCTGCCGCCAAACCGACAAGCGCTACACCTGCTGGCCCTGCGGCTTTCTCTAAACCAAATTGCGCCTTTTCGCCCGTAGTTTTTAGCTGCTCAAATTGCCGAACAGCCTTGTCTAGGCCCTTGCTGTCAAAATCGCTAATAATTGGTATGCGAATAGCCATTACATCACCAAATTCTTATTGACCTGTTGCATTAAATCCTCAACCACTTTAAATAAACGCTGATCTACCTCTGTACCGTTTTTTAAATATTGGGGCCACATGACGCGAGACGGTGGCCCAAACATTGCCTGTATTTGGTCAACAAATCTGCCGCCCTGCGGATTACGCCCGCCCTGTTTGCCTGCCATGTCAACGATTGCGGCAGCTGCGTCTCGCTGTTCGATACGTATTACCGATACATTTTTTTTGCTGGTATCAATTTTGAGCTGTACGCCTTTACGGGCTTTTGCCTGATCGTAGGGGAATTTTGGGCGCCCGCGTTGTGTCCAATTACGCGCCATGCCGCTTAGATATTTATCAGGGTATGCGTTTTTAATGGCGTCAGTAGCCGGTTTTACAATGTCTTTAGCGCGAGCGTTAATCTCTTTGCGTAGTGCCGGGTCAATTTGGTTTAGCTCTTTTAGCGCTTCTTTGACCCCAAATACTTTAATAGTTGTGGTCATCTCTGCGCCGCCTTGTTCAATATGTAATTAACAGTAGCCAAATCGCGGCTATCAAACGGGATTTCAGGGGGCCAAAACCCGGTAGCTGCTAACAAATGAGCTAGTTGGCGGCGGTAGGTGCCGCTTCCGTAGGGTTTGGGTCGGTGTGATCAATCCCCTCGATCTCCATATCAGGATTGTTTTGTAGCCATTCTTTCCATGTGGCTTCTTTAATCAGGCGCCCGGATTGTTTAAACATAAAAAACGCCCATGCGCACAGATCGGTTGCACCTACGCCGCGCCCGTCACTTAGTTTGCGGTTTTCGGTTCTTTCCCATTCGGTAATGCACAATAGGTTTGTGGTTACCTCAATAGGGGTATCGCCCGGTTTAAGGGTTACCGCCAATTTGATTTTCATAACGCGCCTTTCTGTCTGATGATTATTGGTTAAATCAAGGCGTAACGTCTTGGCTAAATGTGCCGCCTGTAAATTCGATATCAATTGTTGACAGCTCGCCAAGCGCCATGTTTGCCACCGGCAAGCTTGGCATAAAGGTTGCCGTGAGCGTCAGAATTGGGTTCGTGGCGCTGATTGCAGCGCTGCTGGGCTTAATTTCTACGGTTACTTGCGTGCCGACAAGCGCCAAAAGCGTTGCGTAGGTTTCAGAGGTTGCGTAGCTGTTGTACAGGGTCAGCGTGCAGGTGTTCGTTTCCAAACCTTTTACATAGGTGCGGGCGAGGCTGCCAAACGTGGTTTCCTCTAACGTGTCATACGCAACCGTCATCACGGCTGCGGTGCATTGATCGGTCAAATCCACGGCGCCTACTTTGACAAGGGCTGGGTTTGCAAGATATGTGCTAGTTGCCATTGGAATTCTCCTCTGTGGTCTCTGGCTTTACTTTACGCCCCTTGGCGGGCTTTTTGGTGGATACTTGCTCGCTAATTGCAATAAAGCCGCCTGCCAATAGGCGTTGCGCGTCAGCTTCGCTAGCGGGCGTAAACGGCTCGCCCGGTACGCCAACACGCGGGCTAACTACTACGTACGTCATGCGGTTTGGGCTTGCATTTCTGCGGTCAGCTCATATGCCGGTACGGTTACCCCGCCAATGTCAAGGGTTAGCGGGCGCCCAGCGGTGATAGCCACATTTTTACCTAACACCTGTGCGGCAGTATGTAACAGCGAGCGCATAGCGTCAAGGTTGCCCGGCCCTAGTGTCACGATTTGTATAGGGTACGTCATTTTTACAATGTTGTAGTTAAATGCCGTAAAGCTGGGGGCGCCAATCATGGCACAGGGCGGCACAAGGTTTCGCGGGTCGGTCACTACCTGTAGCCCGGTGACCGTACCCAAAAACGTTGCCAGATCGTCTAGCGTTTCGTTAAATAAGTCGGTGTAGGCAACGGGCATTACGCCACCTGTGGGCGGTCAATACCCAACAGCTGTTTAATCATGGGTGATAGCCCGATAGTTGGGGCTGTACCCATTTCGTTAAATGACGCAAACACATCTACGCTGCCCCTAGCTCGATACAGGGCGCCGCCCCACATGATCGTACCTAGGGTTACGTCAGCGCTAGGGCTTGTGGTCAAGCTGTCAAAATAGCCGGCTTCTACACGCCGCCTAAACGCCATTTGGTTTACAGCTGCGGCGCATTGCGTCAAAAACGTAGTATCAGCTGCGGTGGCGGTGCCAATGCCTAGCCAATCCTCAATTTGTGTAGCGGTAATCCATGTGCAAGTAGGGGTAAACGTCAATGTGCCGGTGCTGGCTGTGCGATCCACGTCAGTACCTGTGCAGGCAAATAGCACCTGATTTGGTACCGGTACGTCAACGTTGTAAAGCGGGTCTCCCTCGCTGTCTACGCCGATAAATTCGTATTGGGGTAGCGCATACACGGTAAACGTGCCGTTGAACGGTGCGCCTACGCCCGCTACTACGATTGACCGCCCTACCTCTAATTCGTTAGCGGTAAGCGTTTGCAACACCGCGTAATTATCGGTCAGCTGTTTGAACGTGACGGTATAAACCGCCATTGTTAGCCTCTTTTCGAATTAGCTAACGACAATGTATTTGACCTGATTGCTATCGGCAATAAAGGTTGCCACGTAGCCGTAGTAGCTGAATTGGCGGCCCAACGTGCCGGGAACCTCTACGGACATGATGCCGCGCACCTGTTCGTAGAATTCGCAAGCTGAACCACGGGCCACAAACAGCGTGCCGCTAGCAAAATTGCGATCAGCAACAAGGTTCAAGCCGAATGGGTTAAAGGTGTTGGCAACGGTGATATTTGCCGAACCCAAACCATTTACACCCATGAGACCTGCGGCGCCAACGTACGGGAAAATTGGGCGCTTGTCTCCGTCAAGCTGGCTACCCAATTTCTGCCACACGTCAGGTGACACAAACACATGATCAGGCAAGAAATTTGTTGCGTTGAGAATGTCGGTCGCCGCGTCATACATTGCCGCAATAAGCGTTGACGGGTCATTGGCGGTTACTGTCCACGTGCTACCTGACGCGCTTGCACCAGCGGCAATTGCGTCAGCTGCGACGTTATCGCTAGCCAACATATACTGCCCAACCAAATCCTGCAAAATGATTTCCATTGCAGCTGGCGACGTAAAGTCAATGTCTTGTACCGACAACGTAACGCTGCCGCTCAGCGTGGTCTTGCTAACCACGTTTGCCGCAATTTGTGGGCTGGTTGCGCCACCGGTTCCCAATTCGCTTGACTGTGCGGCAACAGCTGGGTGCGTTGTCCACGTTGGGCGAATAAACGTTTTCTGGTTTCCGCCGTCAGGCATTGCACGCGCACCAATGGCAGCAACCACGGGGCGGGTGTAGTTAAGGTTTGCAAACACAGGCCCCAACACGGGCTGGCTGAGCAAGCCGGGTGTATTTTCAGTATTGGTGTTGCCACCGGTGCCGGGCGCGGCTTGAATTGCGCTGCGCTTGCTTGCTGCGAATTCTGCGGCTGCTGCTGCGACGTTGCGGAATGTTTCGCCGCCAATGTGCATTGCCGCCAAGTATTCGGCTGCGGTTGGCATATCGTATTTGCGCTTGGGCTGCGCTGGCAGCGCTGGCGTTGGGATTGCGGCCTCAACGATTGCGGTGGCGGTTTCGGTAGTCATGGGTGTTTTCTCCTGTTCGGTCACGGTTTCATTATGGCGTATTGGTGTAGGGGTTTGGTGGATACTTGCGGCTACTTGGGTGATCGGGGCGGCGTCACCAAAAGCGCCTACCGGCACTAGCGACAGCTCCACCCAATCCGCTGCTTCAATAATCATGCGGTTTTTTTCGTCATAGCTAAATTTCGTTGGGTTTACCCCTACGGAGACCTGATCGATAGTGCCGTCAGCTGCCATTACTAGGGCGTCATTACCTAACGTAGTTTGGCTGATTCTGGCGGTAAACAGCATGGCTTGTTCGGTGTCTACGCGCTCAGTAACTACGCCTACCGGCTGGCTGGCGTCATGGTACATAAACAGCCGGGGCGCTTTCCCGTCTACGGGCAAGCTGCCCGGCATAAACATAACCTCTGTATCGTCATTGACTACAGCAAACGTGTTATACGGTACGGCTACGCCTGAGATTGTACGCCGCGGCGCTTCCTCGCCCTTAGCGGCGTCTACGGTAAATTCCCCTGCTACTAGTTTCAACATAATTGCTACCTTTCGGCTAATTGTTCTTGGCTGTTTTCTTGCGGTTCGTCTGATTGATCGGCTACGTAGTTTTCCTCTAGGTAATCGTCAGCGTCAAATTCGACGTAGGTGCCGCGCGGTAGCACGTTGTCCATAGACAATGTTTGTGCTATTGCTTCAGCATAAATTTTGACGCCAAAAATCCACAGATCGGCGCGGGCTTGCTGTGCTGATTGATACGAATACGCACCGGTTGACACGCCAACCAAATATGGTGGCACGTTGGCTAGGCGTGCAGCTTCAAGCGCCTGATATTGAGAGCTTTCAATTAATAGCATTTTGTCTGGGCTTGTAGCGGTTTCTTGATATTCCAAATATTCGTTTAGTGCCGCGGTTTGATTGGTTGCGCGTGCTGCGTTGAATGACGCTGCCAAATCTGCTAATTCTTGTGCGCTCAGCGGTTCGCCGCCTTTTTGACGCAACACGCCCGCTGGTATCGCTGATGACGCATTACGGTTACGTGCAGCTTCTAGTTTTAGTGCTGTTTCTACTGCGCCCGGTGCAGAATAAATAAGACCTTGCGCGGGGCTTAAGAATTGCACTAAATCTTTGGCGTCTAATTGTCCACCGTTAAAAAACACTTGTTGTGACGGTGCGAACCATACAGGCCCAACCATGTCGGTAGTAGTAATTGAGCCGGCAGGCAAGCGGGTAAAGCTGGCTGGGTATCCGTCAGCGGTACGGCTGGTGATATACCAAAAAGCGCGCCCAAAAAACAGAAGATCATCAAAAGTCCATGACATGATAAATTGATACGGTACGGTTGGGTCTGGGCGGCGTAGCCATGTGCGCGGTGCTAATGGCATTTTTTCCATTTCGTCACCGTTCCAAATTTCGTTATACATTTTTAGCGGCATACAGCCGATAACGCTCGCCATGAGATCGCGGGCGCGGTTAATCGTTGGCACGCTGACGGCTCGATTGCGTGCGTCTCCCTCTTGGTAGGTGTAATACTGCCCAATCATTTGGGCGCCTAGCCCGCCGCTGTTTGCCGAATAGCCGCCACCGTATGCGCCAGCTGCGGCAGCTTTTGCAGGTGCCGGGCTAATTGCAGCTTTTGTGGTGCGGTTAAATAATCCCATAAGTCAAGTATGGCGTAAATCTGTCGGGGAGTAGTGGCATGGGGATTGGCTGCACCCGACAGAATGGGAGTTAAAACCCCCATGCCACCGGGTCACATCATAGTTAACCGGCAACTACCAAAAACGGTTTACCTGACGATTTCGGTTTACTTGCCAACGCGGTTGCCCATACTGCGCACCGCGCTAGCTCTATCGGCCCCGGTGATCGTTGCGAGCTTAGCGCAATACTGTTCTGTGACCTAACCGCTACGGCTCTTTGAATATGTTCAGCCAGCATGGTTGACCCGTCATGCAAAACCATGCCCTGCCGTATGAGCTGGCGTACGGGGTCTGTCCATTTGACCATTTCCCCGTAGCCAACTACCTGTTTGCGGCGCTCATATTCGATAGGCCAATGCAGATCTATTGACGGGGTTACGGCAAACGTTATCTGCGGGTTTTGTAAGTACGGTTTGGCGGCTTGCAGCATTTCGGCATAGGTGTTGCATACAAACGCCACGGTAAGACAGGTGCGCCCGTCAGCTAGTGGCACAGCTCGCAAACCAAAATAGCGACTTTCGTCTACGCTGTTTTCAATGGCTAATACGCCGCCATTGGGTAGCGGGTCGCTGTATTCCAATGCGGGCCACGTGCCGGGCTGTAACCAGCCTTGATCACTAGCTACCCACACATTTACTGACGCCCTTAAGAATTGGGCGCGGTCTGGGTTTTGACTTTCGCCCACGATCACGGCTGGGGTAAGTGTGGTGCCTAATGCCGGGTTACCCCAGCCCCAAGCGTCAGGGGTCATGGGGTCTAAATCTGGGGGCGGTGACCATTCAGCAAAGTAAAACGCGCTGGGCTTGTTTTCGTCTATTGCTCGCATACCTTGCTCGCGCCATTTCAACAATGCGCGGCTGCGCTCTGTGCCAGCGGTTGACCACATGGATAGCAACGGGTTTTTTTTGGCTCGCTGAGACGGAATTAGACCCCCGTCTATTACCTCGCTGCTGATATCCCAGATTTCATCAGCCACGATCAGATTAGGGCTAATGCCGTGTCCACCTGACGGGCCAGCGGCTCGAACTATCCACCGGGAACCGTCAGGCATAGTAGCCATATTGCGCCCGTACGCCCTCATTAATTTGGCGTCATACTGCGCTTCTAAAATTGGGGCTAGCTCATCAAACAGCATTACCGCCAAATCCAGCCGGTGAGCCGTAGATAGCACTAGCTGTTTCTCGCCCCTAATTTTGGGCATTTCGCATAACCAAAAACCCGTCAAAGCCATAAGCGCCACCGTTTTACCGTTTTGCCGGGCAGTAGACGTAAGCGCCGTACGGTGCAACAAATCCAAATTATCGTCATACGCCAACTGACCCGTCAACGTATGCAGCTGCCACGGCATAAGAGTTACCCCCAATACCCGTTTTGCCCAGCCCCCCAGCTCCACAGCGAATGACCCGGCATGATCCGCTACAGGCGTTTCTAGTCTTGGCTGATCGTGACCAATCACCGCTAGTTCCGGCTGGTCGACCCTTTCGGATACAGACAAGATTGGGGTCGGGCTCTCCT